AGAATATCTTGAAGCACCGCAAGCGCCAGGGCTTGCCCCTTAGAAATGGCCATGTTGCGGATGTTCGCCGCTTTACTGTTGGCTGCTTCGGTGTCGGTGAGATGCACAGTAGCAATCTTGTGCTTGTTGATCGTGACATCAACTTCGCCAATAGTCGAATCGGCGTTGGCGGTGTAATCGCCGGCGAAATCACCCACAGTCCCGCCACCATACACGGGCACCGAAATAGACTTGTTGCCTTGTGGAATCTCTCCACCGAAGTCCGTCGCGAATCCCGTGATGGGAAAAAGGGTGTCGTGGAACGACTGGAAGAACAGGTCGGAGACGACGCGCCCTACTAAATTGGCTGGAACCGTGTTTGCCATATCAAAAAATTGCTAGGTTATAGTCGCGTGTAGCGTGATTAGTTGAGAACGCCGGCCAAAGCTTCGTTCAGCTCTTTGTGGTGCTTCTGGAAAAACTTGAGACGCTCGGTGGTGTCTGTGATCGCTTGATACTGCTGGGCGATAGATTCACCGTGAGCACCGCCCTCCTCTTTCTCGTCGGTTTCGACTGGAGGCGTTCCAGTTTGGGAGATTATGGTCTGGGCCTTTTTGCTGGCCTCGGTCTGAATCGTGCCTTTGGGATCCTCGAGCTTGCCCTTCAGTTCCGTGTTCTGAGACTTCAAGGAATCAGCTTCGGCCTTCGCGGATTCGGCCTTCTTGGAAAGCTCTTCTTTCTCGGCCTGAACCTCGGTGAGCTTTGTGGTGAGATCCGAAACGCTAGCCTCGAAGGTGTTGGCTCGCTCAGTTTGAGCGGCCAAGTCAGTCTCGAGTGCCTGAATCCGATTGTTGGAATCGGACTGTGTCTTTTCAAGACCGGTAATCTTGGCGAGAACTTCCTGGAAATTCATATTGGTGATGGAACCTAGTCAACTAATTGAGAAACCACGTCGCTCAACGAATTAGCGACGGCGTCAACGAAGCCGAGAGAAAGGGCATCTCGACCGAGAAACACTTGACCTTGGAGATTGCCGAAATCGATCGTGGGACGGTTTGAAACGACAAACGCCCGGAACTCTTCTCCGAGTGAATCGACCATCTGTTGAACGCTGGCGCGATAGGATTCCGAGATGGCCACGCCCTCAACACCGCCCCCTTTGTGCTCCCCGCTCTTGATGACCTCCCGCGAGTAACCCGCTTCGCGCCAAGCCTGGGAAGAATCGGTGAGAACCACATAAACCCCTACCGAACCAATGGCCGCGCTGGCCGTAGAAATGACTTGGCTCCCAGCACATCCGATGTAGTAGGCAGCCGAAGCCATGTCGCCTTCCGTGAAAGACGTCACGAGTTGGTTTCGTTGAGAAATTTCTGTCGCGAGTTCATGAACTCCAGTGGTAAAGCCTCCCGGACTATTGATATCAAGCACCACGTGATCAGCGGCGACAACCTCGGGTCGGTTCAGGTCCTCCCGTATGTCGTCGATGTCGACCATCCCAAACCATCGCTTTTCCCAGTCCTCGAGCCCCTTGGCAATCACGCCATGAATCCGGATGACGGCCACGTTCTGCCGCAGCTCGACAAGATCTTCCTCGGGCTCCTTCGTGATCTCGATAATCTCGACATCGCCGGCGGTGATCTGCTCGAGCCGATTCATTACCGAGTGATACCCGGTTTCGGTGATGAGCATCGGGTCGGCCGAGAGTTGAGACTTCAGCTTTGCGCTACTCGCTTGAATCTGAATCGGGCTGATTTTCATCGATGACTCTTTTCACGTCCTCTTCGGACAATGCTTGGTTTTGCTGTGTGGAAGGATCGGGAAGAGAGACGCCAAGTTCCTCGGCTCGCATCTGCATTCGCTGACGCTCGAGCAACCATTGATCCTGGGTTTCCTCCCAGCGGCCGCCGCGTTTCGCGCAAATTTCTTGCAGGGTGATAAAGGCCTTCTCGTACTCCTGAATGTCTACGTCGGACTGATGTTTGCGATCGGGAGTGATGATAGCGGGAACCTGATAGCCCCATCGAAACCAGTCCTCATCGAAGGGAAGTTCCCCCAGAGCGATGGCCTTCGCGATAGCGTAGGAGTGAACCCGGCGCATCACCTTCTTGACCAGCTTTTGGCGTTTCAGAATGGTTCGATTGATTCGATCGACGATGACACGAATTGAGGTCCCGTTGATCTTGGAGGAATCGAGCGTGAAGCCCCTATCCCAGTCGATCCCCCGGAAGGCGTGCATCTCGATGTCGCGTTGGAACTGTTGGGTATTGGCTCCAGGTCGATCGAACTTGAACGCTTCAAGGCTGGATCCAGATTTTGCTGTGAAGTATTTGTAGATGCCTCCCTCGAGATTCTGAACCGCTGGTTTGTCTAGCTCTCCAGTCGCCGTGAATGTGGGACCACCTTGAACCACGTTTTTCGTGTCGTCAGTGTCGCCCGTTTCGTTGCGCTCGATTAGCGCGTGAGCTGAACAGGCCTTTTGAGCGAGAAGCTCGAATCGGCGACTGTCGGCCAAGTCTTGCCAGTCGAGAACCGAGCTCCCGAGCTTTGAAAACCCGCGAACCTGATCAGGACGAGACGGGTTGTAAGCCAGAATGAAATCAGAGGCCGGTACGAGTGCAGTTTTATCAGCTGCCCGGAGCATATACTTTCGAGGACGCCGATAGGTATTCACGACAACGCCATCTACAATCGAGACCTGCCCGAAATCCTCATTGAGCACACCCGAGAGCTTTTGTCCGATCTGATGTGACATCCACATTTGAACCTGTGGGAATCCGTCCTTGGTTTCGGTCAAAAGGATGCCAAGCTCGCCGTCGATGAGGACTGAGCACAGAAGCAGCTCGCGAAAAAGATCCCCATCAAACCAGGAGCCCGAAACACACATGATATCTTCCCAATCGACAAGCCACGCCTCGGCTAGAGCGCCCCATTCCTTGTTTTTGCCCTGATACCGAGGGAACCAAGAACTGACGGCAATCGCCGCCTGCTCCATGATAGCGCCCTCGATGCTGGGGAAATTAGAGAAGAGCCAACGCCCGCAAGCCATGATCTGAGATCGGCCCATCGGCGAGATCGTGCGATGCGTATCATCATCGAGGCCGTAAAACTGCCGCCGATTGCTCGAGTATTTCGAGGCCTCGTAAAGTTGATCGTTCCCGCCTCCCGTGAATCCGTAGGTCGACCGACGATCGACGACCTTGTACGGTCGCGAGGTCATTTCAACCCTCGGCATGCTGCCTTCCTTGAGGAGCTCGAATGAAGATTTAAGGCCAGGCATTCGGGAAAGCGACGGTTGTCTGTGTGATCGGCGTGATGTCCTTAGTTGGATACTTCACTGGGTCGAGCTTATTGAGAGCGATGAGAAGTTTCCGGATCCGAGTCAGAGCCGAAGCCTGAACGGCTTTTGAAGCCGAAGTATCCCCAGCCCCCGCGCTCACGAGCGCTTTGCCCTCGGCGTACTCTTCCTGAGCATCCAGAAGAGCTACCTCTAGCTTCTCTTGAGACCAGCCTATGAAGGGGTTGAACGCCATTTGTCAACCGACTAGGAGTCAACACTTTCTCCTTCGTCGATCGAATCGATTAAGACATCCGCCAACGTGGCAAAAAGCACCTGTTCAGCTTCACAATCGAAATAGTGATTGTTTCCGCTTGGGCACTTCCAGATCAGTTTCTTCCGGCCGTATCGATCCTTTATAAAGGTTGGATACTCGGCTCGCATCTGTCGCTCATACTCGAGCTCGTCAGCCTCGGACTTAATTGGGGCGTTCACGTAACGCGCCCCCCTCCCGTCTCTCAATCGTTTGAGGCGATTCTTAATGGTGGGATTCGACCAACGAATCATCTTGCAGAATCGAGACCCCTGATGCTTTCCACCCTTCTCCGGATCCCCTTTCGCAACCGGAGCATAACTCCGCCTGACGTAATCCATTTTTTTTCCGCGTTTTATCGAGTGAGTGAACGATTCATCGTCCTCACCTTTGAGCGCAATCCAGCCGTTTTTGCAGCAATACCAATACACTTCTTTTGTGTCGTAACCCGAATCGATTCCGACGTGATTGGGTTGGATTTTGAATTCCTTCTGGATCCGCTCGAGATCTGCCCAGGAATAAACCCGGCCGTAGTCTAGTCGCCGGCTTTCGTGGATACCCCAGGCCCTCACCACGTAGTAGAATTCCCCCTCGATCTGCTTATCAACCGTCAGAAATCGATACTTTTCATCTTCCCAGTCAGACTTAATGTCGTATTCGACGACTTGCTGAGTCTCTGGCTCGAACGCCGCCATTTCAGACCACGGCTCGGCCATCTCCTTTTGAAAGAACTCCTGGAGTGGTTCGAGGGATCCGCGCTTGAGGGCCTCTTTTGATCTGAGAAACTTCTCGACCAGCTTCTTGAAGTTACGGTGAATCATCGAAGGCCAATGGTACCCGTGAACCCTTGGGTTGCCGTCCGGATTGATCACCTTGTAATCTCCCAATCGATTCCACTCCTGACGGGTTCGTGGGCTATCAGAATGAACGTGTCCGCACGTCTCACACTCGAACCTTACCGAGTCCATTACGCGGGACATGATCCAATTTCCACGGGAATCCCGGGTCGTCTCGTCATCGTCCCAAACAATTCCCCACCTCGTGCCGTCCTTACGGTAGTTGGACCACTTCACAACCATCTGGTGATTGCACTTTAGGCAGGTGATCAGCCATTCGTGCTGGGTGGATGATTTCCACGCCGTATCAAGGTCGTCGTCCTCGAATCCGCCTTGAGACACATTGAGCACCGTGGAACTCTGGATCTCTTCAAAATCGGCTGTTCGGGCTAAGGCATCAGCAAGTCGACCGGCTTTCCAGATCCAAATCTCATCGTTGATCAAGTAGCGAATCCCCTTGGATTGTAGATTTCCGATCGATGGCCCTTGGATATAAACGGGCATTCCGTTGGCGAATATCACCTCGGTTTTCCGCTTCTTGCTTCGGTCCTTCGGAAATAGATCTCGAACGGGCTTGCAGTTCTCGAAGATCGGCATGGCCCGCGTTTCGGCGTGGTCCGTGGCGATCGTGTCCGTCTGCATGTTCCACATGAGCGGACCAGGATCGTTGGCGATCAGCCAGGGAACCCACATGTCCGCGAGCATGGTACCGCCGCCACGGGTTGGCTTGAGGACAGTGACAGAGCGAACTGAATCGTTTTGCAGTGCCTCAAACGGGCGAATGAGATGCCGGGAAATCTCGACATTGAAGTTGCCCGTTATCGAATAGACCGGCGGGCATTTAACGTGTTCCCGCGCCCATTCGTAGATGGGGCGATTATCCGGAGGTTCCCAGCAATCTACCCAGATTCTTCCAAGTGAGCGACGCCAAGATCCTCCAACTTGTCTGGGATCTCCCTCATCATCTCGCATAGGCCATCAAACCGCCTTTTCTGGATTGTTCGAATCTGGTCAGCCTCCAGCCCCCTAAGGAGAGCCGGTGCTTCACGGATCTGGAATTGATACAAAGAGGCCCTCATTTTCGTGATGAGCTCAATCATCAGCTCTTTCACATCCGCGAACGGAACGTAATCCCGGCGAAGAATGGCAACCTTGGTTTCGATGTGGGCCGCCTCGGCTTCAAGCTTACGAAGCATGAGTTCGCCCTTGTCCCCGGTGTCGGACTTGGAAATTCCCGTTTCCACGAACTCTTCCTTGTTCGCAGCGATCCAAGATTCCAGTTCAGCGGGGTAAACGCGGCTTCCTCGAAACCCGTCCGCGCCCCCCTTCTTCAGCTTCTTCAAGGTCTCGATCGGGATTCCCATCCGCGCCGAGGCCTGCTTCATCGAGTCGAAGGATTGAGGCCGCTTTTTCTTGGGTGTAGCCATCCTGCCTAAAATTTGACTACCACCGAGGGTCAACTGTAATGTCAACAACCGAGCAGAAATGACATCACCATTTGCTGACGCCGCAGAAACAAACGCCGCATCTTTCGAACATCATCCCGTCGATGACATTGAGCCACTCGACGAGGAGACCAGCAACGCCGCCTCACTCATTGAGAAGTTCGTCCTACTCCTGGATGAATCCAAGAATCCACGCCTCACCCTTCAGTGTTTGAAGCTCTCTTTGCCTTCCGGGATTGGATATATGGAGGGATCGAGCATGGCGCAAGTCGCGCAGCGATGCGGAGTGACAAAGGCAGCGGTGTCTAAGCAATGCCTCCAGATCATTCAGAGCCTCGGCCTCCCCCCTTCACCGCACATGCGTAGCGATTCCCAGAGAGAAACCGCCCGAGCCGTGAACGTCAGACGTAGAGCGATATGAACGAAACCACCGTAGTCGTCGAAGGATCCTCACAAACCTCAATCTCGCTGCGCGAAGGGATAACCCTGGAAGAATGGCGAGACCAGTTCTCGCAGCTTGCGAAGGGAACGCGGCGGATTCTTTGGTATCTCGGGGATTTGTCGGCCTATGGTCTCAAGCAATGGCCCCAGGCAGTGCGGGAATTCATTCAGAATTCCGAGTTTGAAAAAACCACGATCGCCAATGCGGCCTGGGTATGTCGATCGATCGAGCCCTCGCGACGACGGGATGATATTTCGTTTTCCACCCACGCCGAGGTTGCGGGGTTGCCTCCTGAGCAACAGGACAAATGGCTCGATCACTACTCGGAACAGAAGAAGCGCGGGTCCTACACTATATCGCAGTTTCGCGCAGATATGCGCCAACAGCTCGCGGACCCGACACTTCGAGAAACCTCCACACCAAACCGATCGGTTGTGAAGGGAATCAGGGATTTTCTTACCTTCACGAGACGACAATCCGACGAGTTCTGGACCGCCGAAATGAAGGCGTCATACAAGCAAGAGCTCCAACCCTTAGTCGAACTCTACAACTCCCTCTAGTTTTCCCGGTACCGGGAATAAGTTGACTCTTGGCTGGCGATCATGGGTCTTAAAAACTTCCTCGATTCCGCGCTTGGTAACTTCGAGAGAGACCACGGTACACCCACGTTTACGCTCGATGGAATGGATTATCGATGCGTTCCGTCGACAGAGCGAACAACCATGCCGCTCGAGGTCGAAGGCTTCATGCTTGAGGTCGATCTCACCTTGATTGTCCGCAAGTCCATGCTCTCAAACAAGCCTGCCACCGGGAAAACGCTGACCTTCAAAGGTAAGACCTACCGAATCGAACGAGTCTCCGAGCCCGCCTCCGGATCCCATTGGGAAATTGCCATCAAAGACCCTGACCAGGGATAATGACTCCTGATATTCAGGTTGAATTTGATAAGTCGCTCAAGAAGTGGTCTCGAGCGCTCACGGTGTACCTGAAGGTATCCAAAAAGGACACCGCCCAGGTCATCAACAAGAAACTTGCCTTTGTGGTTCGTCGAGCCATGAAGCTGACACCCAAGGCGTCCAAGGCATTAATTGAGCACGCCCTTGGGGTAGTGGCCTATCGGGTTTCGATCTCGAAGAAGGATGGCCAATTCAAAGGCCGACGCAAGATCATTAAAGGCAATCGGGCTGTCTCGATTATCCAAGGGAAACGGGTAAAGGCTGGTAAGGAACCACTTACCGCCAAAGAGGCCAAGAAGGAAGCGCGAAAGATGCTCACCCGAAGGCTTCGGGCAATCGGTTCAGCAAAAGCCGGCTGGATCATCATTCTTCGCAAGCTATCGAAGGCGGCTCGTTACCCCATGCGATACATCAAAGCCCCAAGACTCAAACACAAAGGGAAAGCTACCGCTGCCAATCCACGAAAAAAGATCATCGAAGCGATTGCTGAGTATGCAGTCCACATCAGACGGGAGGGAAAACTGATCACTGACCCAAGAGTGATAAAGGCCACATCAAAGGCCTTCCGACTGGAGGCTAAAGACACGGGGCGGAACGTCGCAAAACGATGGGCTGAGAACTGGAAGAAGAACCTTCGTTGACGGGTGATTTGGTTCGATGGCCTTGGACATTGCCAGAAAGGCGCAAAGAGCTCTTGTTTCGCATCTCAAGACTCAGCAGCTATCCGACCTAACCCCGGACAATATCCACGAAGGATACGGCCCGGGGCCGACTGGCTTTCTCGGATTCCTGGGGGCCAAGCTCCCACGAATCGGGGTTTCTTGCGAATCCGCAGAGCCCACCGAAGGCGATTCAGAATCTGGGGTGTTTGAAGCAACGGCATCGATCGAAATTCGTTCAGAGGCTCACGACACGAGCCCGGATAAGCACGGATCCCGCGTGAAATCTATTGAGGATGTCATTTATCAAGACCCGATCACCTACGCCACCGCCCTATCCCAAGCGCTCGACGATTTTACTGCTCTCCAGGTTGTTCGAGGAGGCACAGCCCAGGAAGTTGACGGAGACGTCCTCGTAACAACGTTGACGATGATAATTACCTGCATCGGATCCGATCTCAGCTAGCATGTCCAACACCGTCGCAGCCAATCTTGATGGACGAAGGATTTCTGACGCATTCTTCGCGTCATTCAAGGCGCGCCTAGCTCCTGTTACCTCATTCGCTACCGATTTCTCAGGTTCGATTCTTCGTGGGGTCAAGACGGTTAACATCCCCTTGTATGGCCCCGCAAGCTCAGAAGATTTCGCCGGCGACTACTCAGCTTCCCCTGATACTGTCATCGAGGAACGCGAGGTTGCTATCGATCGGCACAAGTTCGACACGATCAACTTGAGCGACACCGAGGCGGCCACCACACAAGTCGAATTCGAAAGATTAGCCGAAGATGCTGGATCCAATTTGGCCGAAGAGGTTTTCAAGGACATGCTCAACCCCATCACGGTTGTCGATTACTACTACGAGGTCGTGAAAACGGCTGCTCTCTTCGACGGTGATTCAGTGGTTGATATGAAGGCCCTCGCCGACGAAAACAAGATGCCGAAAAACGATCGCACCTTGTTGCTCGGTGACTCCTACTACAACAACTTGATTAAAGATCCCTCGATCAAGAACAGCAATCGCTACGGGTCTCCTGAAGCTATCCAACAAGGAACGATCAGCGGCCTCTACGGTTGCGACATTAGACAGGTGTCCTCAATTCCCGACAACGGTGAGCATTTGGAAGGTTTGCTGGTTTATCCATCTGCATTGGCTATCGCCATGCGATATCTCAAGCCAGAATCGCCTGAGGTTTATACTCGAGTGGATCGATACACCGACCCCGAGACCGGAATCACTGTGGGAGTTCGTGAGTTCTACGAAACCCAGACTGGCCACCGTTACATGGTGTTCGAGTGCAACTATGGACGCGACAAAGGGCTTGAAGAAGCCTGTGTCCGTGTCGTCTCAACCGAAACTCTTTTCTCAATCGATGATGAAGCCGGAAATTCCATCTTGGACGAAGGCGGCTTCGCAATTCTCTACAAGTAAAGCTTATGTCAGCAAACGGTAAGAAATGGAGCCAGTTCGCCGAAGCCACATCACTTGTCGACGGTGACAAGCTTCTGGCTCGCGACGTGTCCGAGGCGGCCGCCGATCAAATCAAGGAGATCACCAAGGCCAATCTTTCCGACACGCTTGGTGTGGCTGGACATCTCTCCGATCCAACCTTGCACATGACCAAGGGCGAGATCAATGATCGCCATCTCAACAAAGCCCCCTCAAATGCAATCGTCGGGGACGGTGTCGACGACTACGTCTCATTAAACAGCTCACTACTCCAGTTTGGCGACAGCTTATCAGATATTCCGTGCGGTGAATCTGCGATCATTGAGATTGATGACCTTGGAAGCATTTTTGTCATTTCCGCCAAGGCCACGGGATCAGCGCCAAATAACGAACGAACGTTCACCGTTAAGACGGACGGAAAGCTTGAGATTAAGCTGTTTGATTCCTCTACCGCAGTTTACATCGGGCAAACCGGAAACACGGTGTTGGTTGTGGGGCGGCGTTATCACGTTGCCTGGACCTATGACGGCTCTGGAACATCAGCAGGCATCAAGCTGTATGTGAACGGTGTTGCGGAGACCTTAACGCTGACCGAACTCGGGTCCTACACGGCTATGCACGCTTCGGGTGCCTCTGCCTACTTGTTTCGATTCTCGGCGAACTACGGCCAAGGCAAGATCTATAGTTACGTGCCGTGGAATCGAGAGCCGGCCGCTGACGATGTGGCGTTGCTCGCTTCCAATGGAAACCAGCCAGAACCAGCCGATCAATGGGGAAATTCCTCTGAATTGTTAACAGATCCTGGGTTTGAGGACTGGTCTTCTGGGTCAAATCTTGCATCTTGGACCGAAGGGTCTTCCATCACAATCGCTCAGGACGGCACAAATAAGTATAGCGGTTCCTACGCTTGTCACTACACTTCTTCTGGATTGACAATCGCGTCTGGTGTTTTTCATCAGCTTCGCCAAGGAAGTATCGTCCCGCTAGGGTGGCACCGTGTATCGGTGGTTGTGAAAAATGCTTCTGCTGGAGATCTTGATGTAGGCGTTAACAACGATCGTTGGGTGACTTTTGATGGCACATCTTTGACGGATCGATCGTCTGAAGTTATTTCACAGTACCCCGGTTCAGAACTCCGTAGTTATGAGTTAACAGATTTGGGCTCTGGATGGTATCGCATCGACCTTGTCTTCAAGTTGGTTGCATCTTCGGCCCGCGATTTTGTTCTAGGTGGGACTGGTCAGTGGTATATTGACGATGCGTCCTGCAAACGTGCGGGTGCTATTGCTTCTCATCAGGGCCGAAACCTTGAGTCTGATGCATGGGTCGACGAGTCCACCAACGAAATCAATGGAACGCTTCTCGGGGGCGCGACTCGGTTGTTTGAACCTCACGCCCAGATGAGCGGACAGTTTACCCCGATTTTCAAATTCGGTGGCACAACCCAAACGATGGGCACATCAGCGGGGTTCTGGTGGCGTTATGCTGACAACCCGGATCTTATCTTTTTCACAATTCGAATTGCTTCGCCGGCGGCGGTTTCTGATGTTGGAAACGCGGTTATTGAGGGGCTTCCCTTCAATTCTATCAATGACGCGACCCAACGATTTGCGGTGATTGCTTGGCCTACCGGAATGACGGGTCTTACTGGGGGAGTATCAGCGCTTGTCTTTAACAATGACGACACAGTGGGGCTTTATCAAAGCTCTGCTACTGGTGACGTTCCTCTCACAAACTCAGAGTTCACAACCTCCTCCGATATTCAAGTTACCGGATTCTACAAACGCGCTTAATCATATGGCTCTGCAAACTGACACCATCATTGATATCCTCAGCAGCATTGAGGTACAGGCAAACAATCGTTCGGCAGGCAACAGGCTGTCACAAGTCATTCACGACGTGAAGGCCCAGGTCGAAGCGCGTAAGACGCTGGGGGAAGATCCTGATTTGTCGAAGCTTCCGGCCCTCTACCAAGCTGTAGCTGATGGCGTAACTGAGTTCAACGCATCAAACAACATCACCATACCATCGCTCGAGGACGTACAAACATTGGTGAGCGATGCTGAGTCCGTCACTCCTGAATAATCTCGATCCCGAGAAATCAACAACAACACTAAACCATCAAGATGAAATACTTATCAAAACTACTCGCCTTGGGGCTCGTCGCCGCAATGGCTTTTTCCTCGGTCGGCTGTAAGGCCGGTCGATCCCACACGCTCAAGCAGACCGTGACCGACCCCACGACAGGAGTCGTCACCAAACTTGAGTTTGAAAGCGGAATCACGGCGCTCAATCAGAAGATGGCGTGGGAACTGGCAACCTTCGAGGAGAGTCTTGGCTTAAATGGTTCAATCTGGAGAAGCTCCGGGGAAGCTGGGGGTGTGGCAACCAGCCCGGAAACAAGATTCTTTGAGAGCCTGGAAAACTTCGCAGCGATCTCCCGCAACTTTCAGCAGCCGGGAGCGCCCCCAGAAGCAGAGGATCGCCTTGACCGAATTGAACGACTAATCGAGGAAAACCTTTTAACATCCAGCGATTCGGCACCAGCGAGCCCTCCAGACGGGAGGCGAGCAGCCGTCACAGTGGCGAACGGTGAGACTAGGCTTTTGACGCTCACCCCGGACGAAGTAACTCAACTGGAATACCTTAGGGGTTTGCGTGATGCTCCCGCTGAATCGAGTGATGATTCAACGCCGCCGGCTGACTGACCGAAACTAGACTCTCGAAAAATGTTCTCAGCTCGCTCACTACGAAAGGCGAAACGGTGAGCGAGCTTTTTCTTGTTTATCCATCTCAATCCACATTCGCCCAGTGGTAGCCTTGAGCTTAAAAATATGGTCACTCAAATGGTCAGAAAGGCAAGCAACACCGCCGCAGCCCAGAAGCTCGCCGAGCAATCCCCAACGCTTGTTTTGTTTATTCTGATGGCTGGCGGGTTTCTGTATTCCCAGGAACGCCGAGATAAAGCCTGGCATGAGCTGCTGTCTCGAGAAGACAAGGTGACGGAAATGAGAATCGAAGAATGCCACCGAGTCCAAGACGAGGCAACCGAAGCCTTGAAGAGTGTCGCTGAGGCATTGAGCAAGCAAGCTTCGTCTTTCGATCGACTCACCTACCGCTTTGACTTCAAAGATTTTGAGTAATGGCCGTTCAAATTAATAAAGCCCACATCTACGGGATCAACGACGGCACTACGCCCGGGGCGATCACCTTGTATGAGCCCGATGCAACCACCCTTGTCATCGCTGGTTACGTCTCGCCGAAGCTATCCTCGGCGAATCTAGTTCACGAAAGCGCTTCGGAGGAAGTCGTTGATCAATTCGGGGAAGTCGATCAGGTGTTCTATTGGCGAGAGAAATTCTCGATGACGCTCGAAGTGGTTCCTCGGGCCGGGACGCTCGCCGATCGAATTAAGTCGGCCGCAATTCCAAAAGCCGGCGGGGTTGCAAGCATCGCCAACATGCAGGTTCTTAAGGCCGGATCACTGGCCGATGTGATAAACGGCACAAAGGTTTGGATCTACCCTGGGGGAGCATCCTGGAACTTCGTTGATGAAGGGAAAGCAACTCTCTCACTTCCGCTTGTTCGTTACCCTGGAATCACAAGCCCTTCCGCTATCACGTAATGACCCGGCAAAACTGGTTCACGCCTCCGGATCACTTTGCCTTTACTTGCTACTGCCTCGACCTAAGGCCTCTATCCGTTGGTCATCTACACCTATTGAGGGAGATCGATAGCCCCTACCCCTACGGAAATTTTCACACCGAATCAGACCTTCGGCTTGCTGCCTTTATTTGCTCCAAGCCCTGGTCGGTCTCAAAGCGATTCATCGACGGGAAAAGCTTCTGGTTTCGCCGGGTCGTTTGGAAGGCGCTCACCGGCTTGTTGCCGTTCGATGAAGAGCACGAGAGATTTCTCGAGTATCTATCAGCCAACCTGAACGGAATCGCTACCAAAACGAAAGTCGCTCATCCAGGCATCGGAGTTGATACGGTTGTCACTCCGTTTGAGTGGGTGTTGCTCGGATCTCTCACACAGCGGATGCCCTACGCTGACGCAATGGATCTTTCAGTCTGGAGAGCCCTACGCCTCGAAGTTGCTATCGCCGAGAGAGACGGAAGAGCCGACGTCGTGAGCGATGAACTCTTAGACCTGTTTGACTTAGCGGAGAGAGAAACAGTCAACGGAGACCACAATGGGCTTGCTTCAGAATCTAATACTTCGCATCAAAGGCGACCCATCGAACGCAATTCAAGCGTTCAACAAAACTGAAGAAGCCGGCAAGCGCATGGCTCGAACGCTGCGCCAGGAGGTTACAAACCCTTTGGCCGGTGCATTTGATCATGTCGTGCAGAACGCAAAAGGCTTTGTGCTGTCCTTGATCGCAGTCGAGAAGACCCTGGAAACAATCAAGCGGCTTTTCGATCGAGGCAGGTCTACCCGCGACATAGCCAACCGATTTCGAATCTCGAACGACCAAGCAGCACTAATCAACCGGGCTGCAAACGTGACGGGAGAATCAGCCGATGAAATAGCCACCAAGTTAGGACTTGAGGAAAAGAAGCTCTCGAACGCTGAGGTCAGAACAATAGTCGGAGCAATCGCTAGGCAAAACCCGTTCACCGTTCAGGCTGAGAAGGAGCTGGCGGAAGGAACCTTTAGAACCGAAGCCGCCGGTCGTCGAGCTCTCGAAGCCGCCTCCCACACAGCATTGGAACCGCTTCCAACTGCGGCAACATCTCGTTTCAATCCTCTCGTTCAAAATGTGGCATTTCGAACTCGATCATCTACGACCCCTCAGCAGGTTAGCGGCACCGCTCGAGGTTTGATTCGTGACTCGTTAAATCAAGACATCCTTCGGGAACTTCAGGAAATCAAGAGGAACACCGAGGAGTCAGCCCGAGCCGATAAAGCCACGATCAACTTTTAATGTCTGAACAGATTACAGATAGTGGTCATGCTGGATACACTCTCGGGAGTATTCGATTCAGTGACAGCCCCGCGACCGGGAATAGTCTGATTGAAACCTTTCGGGGCAACCGTACGGCTCTTGAGGCGCTCAAGGATCAGTTTAAGGCGCTTGGAGCGACAGCTGATCTTTCTACGGCTGGATCCAACCTTTGGGAGCTGACGATCGTCATCGACGTCAATCTTGCAAACGCCGCCGCTGAAACTCCCTTTGATTCGTACCGGTGGGACGATGAATTCTACACCGAAGACGTCTATTCAAACCCATTGGTTACTAAGCCGACCACATACCCGAACATTGACGGTTTTCCGTCATCGGGCCAACCCGGGTCGGTCACGTCCAATCAACTTGCCACGATCGAGCGAATCATTTCTGAATATCAATCTGGGGCTCAGGATACGAACGACGCAACAAAGAAGGCCTACGTCGCCTCCTGGAAGGCTCTTCTGCTTGAAAATCCTTGGGCTGCCGATGTGGCCTACTTTCGGATTAGGGGACACACCTCCTACGAACTCAAGCGCCCTGTTCTTACCCGTATCCGTTCGTATTCCACCCAATACACTCAACGGCAATCAATGGAGGCAGTCCCCACGGTGTACAGCAGCGAAACCCTTGTTTCCCTGGAGTCCTTCCCGGATGTGATCAAGAACCAAATGCCGGCCAATCCGCCGGCGGCCGTCACCCCCCCTCTCACTGCCTGGGGATGGCGCAAGCGGGCACAGTCTTCGGAAGTTATCCCCTACCAAGCAAAGATCTCCGAAACCACATCTTGGACGTTTGCCGCTTGGCCAACGACGTTCTACCAGCATGTATGATTCAGCCTCCGACAAAAATGCCAGACACGGGCCGTTGGGGCGCGCTTGGTCATAAGTTCAACCAGCTGCTTGCCTTCGCGAGATCCCTTCAGCTTGTCAAGAGCCGGACCATCGACATCACGAGGACACCGGCTGGGACATCTCTTGAGATCAAGAGCAGCCAAAACATCATCACCCAAAAAGTAGGAAGTGGGGGCGGCGACTCTGTTTGGTCCTGATGGCTATCAACTTCACATCCGCCCCCGTAGTTAATCCTGGAACAGACAGGCCGAACTCGTATCACTACAACAAACTAGTCGACGCCTACAACGACCGGATCAAAAGTGGAATCGGTGACTGTGCATGGCGTATCGCTTGGCAGGCTTATTCGGCAACTCGTCTCATTCGTAATCCGAACGGGCTTTCGTTTCCTCCTATTGACGAGCTCTTGAAGCTCTACCTCTATCTTGATCCGAGTTCAGGCATTACTTGGCCTACAGCATCGCCTGGAGACCCGGAAGGAATCAGCCTAACCTCATCACTTGGCAAGTTCGTCTTCGGTGATGCGTCGCTTGATTCAGAGGATGAACGATTGCACGGCCTTGACGGGGTTCCTCTCTGGTATGCTGGAGCCCCGCCATCGACAATGGCCGAGAAATGGGCATTGGGACGCCTCCAGCGAGGACTCACGGACTCGACACTCTACGATTCTGGAATTCATATTTCGGCCCCGGCGTTGGAAGTCGCTCAAGCTCACTACGCGATCCTTCCCAATCGATCAGCCAAAAAGCTTCTTTCCTACGGATCGTTTGCGCCCACTCCCGAGATCACCGGCGACTGTGGAGATGGTGACGCCAACCGGCACGACTCGCCCGTCTACGAAATCAAGTTCACGTCGATTAAGGACCCGCCCGCGGCAACCAAGACCTACAACGGCTTTTGCCCAATCGGTTCGCCTGGTTACACGGCCCACACCCCGCATTTGGACGGAGTGATTGAAACCCAATTCAGCTACTTCGTTTACACGGCGACGGGTGGTATCGAGCAGCTTTCGAAGAATGATTGGCTCCTTGGACCGTTCACAAACTCCGGAGTCCTCCAGCACAACCCAAGTGATTCCCTTGATATCTTCCTGACGAAATACGCTATGGAGTTCCGGGGATCTGACACCGAGCGCGCCTTGGGTGATTACCGCGTTCTTGAGAAAGCGTTTGGCAATCAACCATTCTTCTCTCGCCAATATCCACTCGCGCCGGCGAAGGGAACATGGAACGCCGGAACCGAAACGATCGACCAGGACGATTTCCTCTTCACTTGGCCTGCCGGCGTCAGTTCATCGGGAACACTCGGCACATTTCAAGGGGGTGGAACATCAATGGCTGTCACTTCGGGCTTCGTTCTGGCTGGGTTCTACGCTTACGCACCAAACATTGAGGGAACTACCCAAGTCACAATCCTTCAGGGATCGGAAGTTTTTGGATCGGTCACACTCTCACCGAGCAAGACAGAGGATATTCTCTGGCTCGAAGTCCCGGCAAAAGGAACGGTTTCATTTCGCATAGATGGCGACCTTAAGACTCCCGCCGGACCGGGCAACGGGCTTACCGTAGAGGTTGCTGAACTGGTCGAATACAAACCCTTTCCTTCCGACCTTTACCTTGTCCTTCGCTCGGGATCGGCTCAATCAGCAGCATTGACAACCCCTGAACCACTCGGGAACGATACAAGTTCTCCTAAATCGATCAGTGACGACCTTTACACCTTCGGGGCCATCATAAACTCCCAAGGCTCCGCGGGCCTCCAGGCGCAAACCGAGATCGTGAACAACGCCGTTTACGAAAGCGCCCGCCAGTTCATCAAGGATTCTGTCCGGTATGCTCACCGCGGAATGATCAATCACTATGAGGTCAGTGGTGACAAGAGCATTCTCTACCTCGATCGATACGCCCTTGGAACCAGCAATTTCGACGTCTTTGGAGACCTGATCGACGCAATCAAGGAGGACGCACCCGCGAAAGGCTTTTCGAACGAGTGGGTCTGCTTCTTCTCGTGGCTCCCCTACACAGATTCCGCGAGCTCCACTTTCGACCCAGGTGTCTATGCCGATGTGCTCGGTCATCTCAACAACCCTGCCCACCTCTACACCTCTGAACTCGAGCCCGTCGACAAGCGCACTCTTAAACGACACATCACGATCGGATCGGAAGAACCGGGAAACTACGTCAAGAACGTGTTTGTTGCCGAAGCGCCCTCTGGCTACAGCTACGCAATGGGGGTGAACCACCCAGGCCAACACGACAACCCCTGGAGCCACACAGATTCAGAGCTCAAACAGAAATACTTTTCAGCACATCAAATCTACAAAGCACCCTATGAAATCGAAAGCATTGAAGACGCCGGCGGAAATGTCGTTAAAATCACTCTCCGCTCCAGAATCCAACATCACCCGGCCGCCCCAAGCACGGTCAATAAAGACGACTCCACATGGAGCGCGCCCACCATTGCCGCTGAAGACTATGCAACGGACGAAAATCGTCTGAGGAAATACATTCGCCACGCCAAGCACGGAGACGATTTCGACTATCAGCTCGGCGACACTTCGGCCAGTGGCTACTTGCTCCGGGGGTCTTACGCCGATCATGGGACCATATACCCGCGAATTCACTTCGTGAAGCTGATTCCAAAGGCCTTCGAGGATGGCGACCTCTCCCCTGGTCCACTGGACACCAAGTGCTTTTCGGATCCGTTTCTCAAGATGGCTTGGTATTCTCGGGCGATGTGCGAAGGGTTTATCGACAACGCAGCGAGCACAGACTGTCTCTCGGCTGACGTCTCCGGAACCCCTGTCCTCCAGGTCCAGTCGATGTATGACTACACGCTCGAGAATGCTCTCTTCCAGGCAAACGGCAATCGGTCATTCGAAATCATCCCTGAGGAGATTCGCAACTTCGACCGTTCAAACGGGTTCGGGCCATTGCCTGGACTTACCCCAATGTATGCCGACCAGTTCAACCAGTTCTCGAGATTCATAAACCTGCTGACCCGGGCTCGGGTCGATCTCCCGTTGGAACTCGAGTATCGAACCCACACCACCAGAGGAAAAACGCCGATCTCCCCAATCAACGGATTCACCTCTTTCTCATGCTCTCCCAATGGAGACGAACAGCCGTTCGGAGGCTTCGCGATTTGGCAAGGGACGCCACCACGGGAGGGCCACTTTTACAGTGTAACAGACTGGGATGATTTCGACGCTATGGCCGGCGAATCCGCCAGCTATGAATACCGCATTGACGCCAATACCGTTTGCCTCAATGGAAACACCAGCGTCCAGGCGACCGGAGACGAGACTTACCTCGAGTGGCGATTCGTTTCCGACCAGGAGGCTATGAACGCAATCCCGATCGAATGGCGAGACATGATGTCACTCAACGCCGGGATCTGGATGGAATACTCTTGGGGAACCACCGAATACCCCGAGTTCACTGCTCCGGGAGCCGGCCCAACGGTTGGAGGGGATCCAATCCCGAGCTGGCCGGGATCCGGAGACTTGGCGACGATCGAGATTGCCGAAAGCTTGACCGCCGATGTGGAATGCCGATTCTACACCGTTGGAGGAATTCTTCGGGCTCCCGCCATCTTCAATCAGGTCATGTACCGCTACGACTCGGGAGGCGCTCAAACGCTGACACCACAGTCGACCGCAGCGATCCGACCCGTGAACGGTTTAGCCGGCAACGGGAACCTGTTCATCACCATCCCCCTACGCCCCTAGATTCTCGCTAGAATCGCTCCTCCTTTTAACCGCCCCTGCATCCCGGATTTCTCAACAAACGCCAGATCAAGCGAACCTCGGAAGCCTGAGCGCGTTTTTCGTGGAAAATCTCAACCCATAGAAACAAAGTGCGCCCGCACGGTCACC